CAAATGTATGAGGGCTTATGTGGTTATTGTTTTTATTTTTTTTACATTTCTAGGTTTATTTCGAAAGTAAGTGCGTTTACATAAGTCTTCTTAATGGGTTCACTCATTTTTGCTACAGATATTAATTCACCAAAACTATTATACAAACCAATTTCAGTTATGTATATATCATCATAATTTACAATTGCGGTTTCTGTATTCATTTGTGCAATAGCCTTTTCTTTATCCCAGGTGGGATTGTTTGATACATAAAACTCTTGTGGCATAGCTATACATACAGATGTCATTTTAAATGATGTATCTATATCTTTATATGAAAGTAAAGCGCCTTCGGCAGATATGTCTGCTGAGCTACTTCCTGTAAAGTGAATATCTGTTTTACTGCCAACATTGAAATCGTCTACATAAGGAGTGCCAGACTCTGTAAATCCTGATGTCCATGGAAAGTTATTTACAATTTGAGGGTGAGTAATTACCACATAACCCTTATCTAGAACTGCAAATCCACATGGAACATCATAATTATACCCCTCTCTATTTTCTGGATATCCTGATGGAACCGTAACGGCATAACTGCCATTCGTTCTTTGGTCTGTATTGTAGAATCGTCTAACTTCAGAATAAGATGTAGCACCCGCCCTATCTTTATACTCCCCAGTTGGGTCCCAAGAAGTGACTGTTGAATTGTTGATTGCATCTCCTAATTCATTTACTGTCTTACCGCTATAAGGCTTGTTAATGTCGTCTGAAAATAAAAACACAATATTATCTCCAAGGAGTATGTTAGACTCATATTTAAGAGGTTTCACCGCTGTATATGTACTAGACACTAAAGTTACACCTGACAATAATGTAGGATTAGAACTACCAGAAACTGGCACTCTCATTGTAACTGTTCTCCCATCTATAAATTCACTATAGTCATTTGCTGATATAGGAGTTATTATAATCTGGTCTACATTTAATTGTTGTAGTTCTGGGAAAACTTCAGAAACCCTGCTAGCTGTAGGGAATTGACTTGTCTTAAATGGTAAATTAAAAGACATAAAATAATTTCCTTTCTTATCGGATAAATTATCTCTATCACAGAGAGTAAACTTTAAAGTTTCTTCTGAAAGACTTTGTATTTTTGAACTCTCTCTCTGAAGGGCTACATATGAATCTACTTTTTTCGTAAATCTTGAATCTGCAATCATTTTATTTTTATTTTATTTATTTATTTATCTCTCTATAATAGTGTTACTACCACTAATAGCTAAAGGTTGTATGATTTTTTTGGTGTACTTAAATTCTAACTTAAATTCCCCAATGTCACCAGCTCCAATTATGTCTTTAGAGGGATTTCCGTAAAATTGAAAGTTTATAGTCTTAGTTCTTGTTGAACCTGTAGGGTTTAAAACTATCTTACCCTCCTTAGTAGTGTCTACCCACTTAATTAAAGCTTGTCTTAATCCTTCATCAAAGTTATCCATAACTTGCCAATCGTTATAGGACACTTCAGAATTACCATCATTAATAGACTGTTGAAGTGGTGATACATCTTTAGTCAATGGTCCCAACCTTCTTGTAAGAGGGGTTTTGCTAAAGTTTTTTGCCTTTTTCCTAGCTGGACTTACGTTATTAGTGTTCATAATTGTTTTTATTTATTAAGTTATTTTACTCCACTCCACCAAGTGAAATGGGAGATATAGTTGATGAAAGTTTTTGGTATAATTTCTTATTTGTTTGCAGTACATTTGCTCTTTCAAATTGAATAGTACATATATTATTATCATCTTCAATTGTTGGATATAAAATTCTTATTCTATATCCAGGGTTTGCTTGGGTAGCAGCTCTCAATGTAATTATCAATTCCCCATCTTTTACTTGATTCTCTCCAAAATTCTTTGGCAGTAGGTCATATGTAGATTCTAAAGTAGGCTCTTCATCCAATAGAGTCAACAACTCTTGAGTATATACCGTTTCTATTTGAGATAAATCTTTATTTAAGTCTACAGTAATATCTCCTTGACTAGTAGTATACTCTAAAGAGTCATCTCCATCTCCTAAAACAGATTCGAAAGGTGATATTAAACTGTTTAACGTCCTACCTTTGGCGCCTGTAATGTTATTTTCATTTTCACCAGACAAATCTGGAATATCTCCCGATGTCAATTGGTCTGGTAATCTGTAATTCACATCTGGGTCTCCTAGAGAAAATCTTTCTATTTTTAATCTATCTATTCTAGTTCCGTCACTAAGCTCTACAAACCTAGGGTGATTATTATCTTGAAATAAATATTGTCTTCCTATCTCTGTCAGATAAGCTGTTGCATAAATTGTGTCTGCTGATGTTATTGCTCCCATGTTTTAATTTTATTTTTTAAAAGTCTATTTGTAATTGAAAAGTTAAAAACCTTCCTTCATTTTTTGTTATCGGATAAGTTGGCTTTCCTACTGCCACCAAATTTCCTTCTCCATCTAATATTCCTATCTCTGTTATGTATGTGCCACTATCTAAGACGTTGTCAAAAGAAAGATTTGTTGAACTGTTTAAGGAATCATTTTTTGCAAAAGTAGTTATCACAGTTTTGTAAGTTGTGGCTACAACGTCTGATTTAACATTTCCAAAAACAAAAGATTCGTCTCCAAAAGTCAACCCAGTTAAAGAGTGGTCATCATTTTCTGTAAAAACACTATCCAAGACATATGTAGTACCACTATCATAATCTTCTTGAGAAATAATAAATTGATGTCCATTTAATTTTCTTGCATCTATTGTTGTGTCGGATGTTTCCCCTGAATATATACCATTTCCATATACATCAGATATTAACTTCCACTCATAAGAGGGAACGTCTTCCAATGTAAGAGAAGCACTTGTGTCATCTTGTTCAGAAACTAGCAGCTGTACTTTATTTGCGTTCCAACCAGTACCAGAAAGAGTGACCATACTGTCACTGTTTCTTAAATATGGAAATGTAGCTGTGGGGAAATTTGCGGTTAAATATTGTTTATTACCTTCGCTATCTGTATTTCCATTTAACTTTTGAATATAACCACAATGTAAACCTTTTGGGTAGCCAAATGTTGTCCCAGAAGCATATGTAGACTCACTCTCTGTAATGTAAGTTACGAAATAAGTTTTACCCGACTTTACAAGCCCTGTAGCCTCAAGTGTTGTAAGAGGGTATTGTGGAACGCTAGTAGTGGCAACATTTAATGGCGGCAGTGTATAGTTTCTATTTGATTTGTAAGTTAATGCGGTTAACAGCTCGGGGTCAGTTATAACAATAAGTTTTAACTTATGATATACTCTACCTAAAGTTCTGCTTGTGTTCGTAACTCCATCCTTTAAAAGTCTATATGTTGAATTGGATATTATATCTGATTCTGTTGCTCCGTCTACATCGTATAGTGTTAATCCATAGTTGAGCGCTTGACCATTAGTCGCTTGAGTACCATGCCACATAACGTATGGCAAATCAACTTGTACTGTAGTTTCAAAAAACTGTTCTGCATAAGTGTTGCCAGTATACTCATTAGTATAATGAAGTATTCCTATAGATTCTATATCTATTGTAAATCCAAGATATTGTTTTGTTCCGTTATATTCTATAGAGCCATAAGATGTATATCCACTCTGAGTTAAGTCAGTTCCTTCTACCGATTGAGTTCTAACTATATTCATATTCCACAACATAGGACTGACTGTAGAAGCTGTTCCATAATAGCTTTCTATACCATTATATGGATAGAAGTAAGCGTTAGCCACTTGAGATGTGGAGGCTCCATTAAAGTCTGGGGTCGGTCTATCTAAAGTTATTTCACCTGTACCGGGACTGTCTGCAGTAGTAACTCTATACCAAAGTGAAACTGTTGGACTTCCTGAAGGTACTATATTTGCCACATATGTTGCTCCACTATTCTGTATTGGGCTCCATGGAATAAAAACTAAATCTCCTGCATTTGGATAGTATGTCGCACTGTCTAAGATAACTGTAGAGCCTCCACTTAATGGAGATGAGCTATAAGTAATAGTGTTAGCCCCTAACAATTTTGTAGTATCTATTGCAGTAGATGCGCTAGAAGCCGTAGTTCCAGTAAACATACCATAGCTATCTGTAGCTCCTGTTGAAAATTGTTTTGCTGAAGTTACTTGGTTTCCCTCTAAAGTTATTGGCTCAGAGCCATCAAAACTAGTTCCAAATGTTGGATTCACATCTAAGGGGGATAGTATTCTATTATTTGCAATACTATACTTATCATCTCTGTCAATACTATAGTTAACTTCTCTATCTGAAAATACCGCACTAACAAACACCAAGTTACCTAAAGACAATTGTCTTCTACCAACATCAGTTAATTTGACGTTTATAAAAGTTTTAGGTTCATTTAAAATATATCCCATTTTCTATTTACTCTTTTTAAGAATTTTTTATAATATAACTTTAAAAGTTTTAAAGTAAACTTTTGATTTGTTTAGTTTAAAAAATATTTAATTCCTATAGAAATAAATATTATAGTAAAAAAAAATAGAAATAATTTCTATAAGTTTTTTTGACTAAATATTTATTATTAAAGAATTTTACATGACATCAATAGATAGTGGTACAACTTTAGACATAAAACCAACTCCTGGTAGAGACACTAGATTCGCTGCAACTAGTGCAGAATCTGTATTTACGTTTGGAACTTTTAATATTGATAGCAGTCCGTCTAATGAAAAGTTCACTGAGTCAGTAAGTGCTTCTACGCTTTCATTTGGGCCTTACGAAACTATAGAAAATTCAAAAAGTGCTGATTTTGATGTTTTAAAAATTATAACCACAAAATCAAATGAATTAAATTTAAACCCAGAAGACGCTAATAGTTACGCATATTTTGGCTCCTTTTACACTAAAGTGGCTAATGCAATAAATAATGTAGTAGACAATTTTCCATACGCACTACTATCTAAATCCATAAGCAGTGGAGTAACTATATATGATTATTCTCATGATTTGGTAGCTCAAACTTCCTTGTTTAAAATTTCACTTTCTTCTATAACTAATCAAGGAGATGTTATATATGTATCAGGTAGGTCTGAACAATCTGAATCTCAAATAGATTTATATAATGACACAAGCTCTTTTGCCATACAATTAAGTGGAGATTCACAAAGTACGACTACTGGAAATACGTTTATGAATGATATTCATGAAATAATCTCATACGATTACTTATATAATCAATATTTAGAATTTAAAATCAAGGGAATATTATTGCCGACAGAACCATCTTCTGCCATTACATTTAATTACCCAATATACATAAGACCAACCAGACAAAGACTGGGGCAATTTAAAAGAACTTTACCCAACTTAGAGAATCAATTAATTTATGATGGTAACTTCTTGGTTCCCGAGCCTGAAACAGACACTTATGAAAGGGTTCAATTTGATTGGCCTAGGACTATTGATGGATTCTCTCCAGATAGCTATGGAAGTGGGTTTGAATCCTATGCAAATAACATACTATCTAATGCTAGAGTTATTGACGAGGAAAAGACAAATATAATGCTCAGGACTATGATTCCTGAAAATTTTACCGACCTAGACTCTCAAGATAAAATATACAGAAAATTAACAACAGTTTATAGTGAGCAATTTGATTCCATAAAACAATATATAGATGGTATGGCTTATGCTCATTCTGTTAGTTATGATGGTTCAGAAAGTGTTCCAAATAAGTTTTTGTCTAGGTTGGCAGATATGTTAGGGGCAAAACTTCCAAATGCATTTAATGCAGAAAATGTTATAGATTATTTAGCTGGTGAATTTGATTCAACTGGTAAAGCTTTTGAAGAATATAATCTAGAGATTTGGAGAAGAATGATGGTAAATATAGTTTGGCTTTACAAAAATAGAGGAACTAGAGATGCTGTCAGTTTTGTATTTAAATTAATAGGGGCACCCAAATGTCTATTTAACTTAGAAGAATTTGTATATGATGTACAGCAAGTAAAAAGAGAGTTTGATTTAAATTTGGACACTGTAGATGATGATATAACACCTTTAGAGAGCGACCTATTCATTCCAGAAAATCCAGATGACCCAGAAACATTTATACCTGCCAACTTATTTGAAGACTTAAGTTCGGAAGATTTGCAAGATGCAAAACCTTTAGATGAAAATGGCAATCTTTTAATTAATGATGGATACCCAGATGTAAATTCTCAGATTTTTCAAATTGGAGGCTCAGGTAGGGGTAATGGAAGCGATTTTATTGACGGATTAGGCAGTGAATATGAACCATTTAAAAGAGTTGATAATTTAAAAATAAAAACAGGTAGCACAAGAAGTATTGTAAATAGCAAAGAAGTAAACGTAGACTTAAGGCCGTCAAGAGCTATAGAGTGTGATGTTATGGATTGGTATGAATTTGGTTATGGATGGTGGAAATGGGGCTCTTCCTCTTCTGTATTCTCTGGGTTGACGGTTCCTTTTGAGTGGCAAGTTGAAGATATAAATACAGTTGTGCCAGACAATTTAACTGGTATGACTATATATGAATGGTTAGACTATATATACCAAAACAATGTAGACCCCAGAAATAGAAAGACAAGTGGTTGGCAAAATGGAACAACAGGTACTTACAGGGATTTAAAGAAAATATATGTAACATACATGTTGTGGACTAACAATCAAGAATCTAATAGGCTAACATTTAGAAAGTTAGAGAAGTTCTTGACGCTTCTAGAAAGAAATTTCCAAGATTTAGTACCTTTCTTAGTGCCATCTACAAGCATACTGTCTTCATATGGTACTGTATATGGAAATACAGCATTTAATAGACATAGATTTGTATATAGACCAGGTATAAATGATGGCTCTGAGTTTAAGGTGGAAATACCACCCGTATTTGAGCCCGTTATACAAGCTTCTGATTTCACTGTTAATGTATCAAATAGATTTGACCCAACAATAACATCCAATTACTTTTATGCTGATGTTTCTAATAAAGCTGAAGGTAATGTTGACATTTCAGATTTTCAAATTAAATTAGTTGAAACGGTAAATTTAAATACAAATTTAGCAAACACAAACACTAATATATATGAAGAAGACACTATTTCATCTGACTATGAGGTGGAAATTAATGACTTAACTCCAATAACTTACCCAGATTGATATGTCAATAAATAAACAAATAGTATCTAGTACAATTGGTGAAAACAATGGTGTTTCTCAAGTCTTCTTACAAAATACTATACCCAACATATTTGAACCCGAGTTGGAACCGAAACCTTTTAATGTTCCACTATTTTCACTAAAGGGTGCCACATTTAATTATTACGAACAAGTTGTTGATGGTATATCTGTTAATATAAACAATTCAAAAACATTAAATTATAATTATACAGCAAACACTTCTTCGTTTAGCTCTATAACAAGAACTATATATGATATATATAAAGTTGAATTTTCAACTTATAATCAAGTGTTTCAAAGTTTTAACTACTTAGGGGAGGAGATATTGCCATCTAGCGGACAAACGATAGCTGCTACTGGGGAAACTTTGACAAAGGAAAGTATAGGCAGCTTATTGTCTACACCTTTAATTTCACTATATGATACAGGCTCTACGATAACAACGCCTTTATACAGCTTAACATTACCTTCAGTAGTAAAGCCGTTAGATGAATTTTCTCAAAGCCTTTTAACTGATAAGTCTCAATATTTTGTAGATACTAGATATGAATTTCCCTTAGAAAGAGATAAAACTTTAGGGGGGTATCAAATTTTAAGCGAAGGAGTTGCGACAAATATAACACTAACAGGACTTAGTGAGGATGGCAACTTTTTACTTCAAACAAGTAGGAATTCAGAGGTTATAAATAAAGGAATTTTCTCTGGGCTTACGGTTCATGGAGCTTTATTTACTTATTTTATAGCGCCCCAAAAACCAAACATAGACGTACTTAGTGATGAGCCAAGTGTTCAAGGTCAATTAGATACTTTTTCTCCCATTTTCAGTTTTAACAATGTGTCTGATGGAGATTATTATAAGTTACAAGTAACATATGATATTGATGATGTTAGATTTACAGCTTCTACTGTTTTTGACATACAAAGACAAGAGGGTGAGCCAGAATTTATAAGAACATTCTCAACACCATTAAGTCCAGATTCTAACTTTTTATACAGGGTTGGAAACACTAAAGAAATTACAAATGTATTTGGGGTAAAGCAAAATGTCACAACTTGGGGTAGGGCAGAAAATGCGTTTACTGCTACTGATGGTATATATGATATTTCTGGTAGAATTTATCAAAATGAATTATTTGGAAGTTCAGTCTCTGGTGCCACTGTCAAATTTACTGTTGTTACTACAACATCAGATGTAGAACTAGGAGTTGATGCACCTTATGAAAATGTTATAGAAGAAGGTACCAATGAGCCTCTAGGAGGTGGTACTGGTGCAGTATTCTCTGCAATTACAGACTCAAATGGAAATTACTCAATAAGTGACATAAAAGGTGGTGCACTTCAGCTTGAAGTGTCTAAATATGGATACGTGACTCAAGAATATGTGTTAGAAGTAAACGAAGACCTTACAGGACAAGACTTTACCATTAGATTAAATTGGGGTAGCGATTTAACAATAGAAGATGTACAAGGACAAATACTTATATAAAAACAGATATGCCAGTAACAGAATTATTATTTAGTGGAGACACAACAGAACAAGGTAGGGTTATCATAAATGATGCTTATACCCAAGACTGTATATGGACTGGTAGCACTGGCGACTTTACTGGTATTACAAAAAATATTATAACTAATAATGATGGAAACAATATAATAAGTGGAAATAGTGCCACAAACTCTTCTGTAGTAGAATATAGTTCAATATTGGCTGGTTTGGGGAATACTATATTTGGACAGGACCCTTCTAATACAACTATAAAAAACTCTTCTATTGTTGCAGGTAATTCAAATTTAATTACTCACAATGGTAGTAATGTAGATATTGAAAACTGTGTAATTGTTGGAGGGGCAGACAATGCTATTACAGGAACTTCTGACGTTAGTAATACAGTTATTTTGGGTGGACAAGGATTGACTGGCAATACTTCTGATACAGTTTACACTGAAAACATACAGTCTTTTGGTGCTAGAATTAGAAATAATAAAAAGGTAACGGTGTTAAGTAGTTCATATGTTAGCGGTGGTTTTGCCAGCTTTAAAATAGAAGATGAAGATGAGCACTTTATTGTTTATAACTTTAACTTATCGACGCCCGGTGTCGGCGAATGGAATGTGGATGTGTCAAATTTAGTTTTTGGCAACTCCAAAGTGGGCAGAGTGATTGATATTATACACAGGATAACTGGGCTTTTTTCAGTCCAACCATTAATATTAGGCGCAGACGTTAGTGCTGGTGTTGACTATTATATCAACAACTTGCCTATAAGTACCCCATTTACAATCAGTGACTCAAATTATGTTAGCGTGAGAATAGTCGTGTCAAAAATTGTGGGAAACACAACTTACTTAGAGGTGTATGGCACAGGAGCGTAATAAAATATTATAAAAAAGATTATGAGCGAATTAATATTAAGTAGTGACACAATAAATGAAGGTAGAGTTAAGATAAATAACGCTTACTCTGCAGTAACTAATTTATGGTCAGCCAGTACGGGTAGCAATTCTATAATTGCTGACAATAGTACAGAGAACTTAGTGGAATCAACCTACTCATCCATACTGGGTGGGACTGGTCATTTAATTTCTGGCTCAACTCAGTATTCTGCTATTGTTGGAGGTGAAAATAATGTAATATATGACTCTACTGCAGAATTTGATTGTGCCATTATTGGAGGTCGAGACACCTACGTGTCTAATGTATCGCGTTCGGTTGCGTTAGGAGGCGATTCAATAATATCTAAAAATATAGGTAATACTACTTTTGTTCAAGGTTTAAAAACAACAAAAAGTAGAGTTAGAAATGTGAGAATTGAACCCACTATAACGGCTCACAATGATGTCTCAAGTGCTATAATGGCAAGTGATGATATAGTATTTGTAGACATAAACATAGGAGGCGCAATACCTCCTTCGATATTTTGGTCTTTGGCGTTAGATGGATTAGCAGGCAGTGCCCGAAGTGGACAAATTGTTGAGTTGAGAGTGACTAATTTTATTAGTGGAAGTTTGTTCTTAGGCTTTGCTATTGGGTTCTTTAATGGCTATAGAATAAATGATAGACCAGTAAACGCCCCACTTCAAATTTCAAGTACAAACACACTTTCTGTAGTACATATACTGAATGCAGGACTAAACAATGCAGGAAATTCACAATTTTATGTTTATGGAATCGTTTAAATTAATTAATATTTATATATATGAGCTGCAAAATTGACCCTATACTTATTACAGATTCTCTAAATACTGCTAGAGAAAAAATAAACGATGTTTATACTGGTAGAACTGAAATATGGTCTGGTGGTACAGGATTTCAATCTATAGTTTCTCGTGGAGATGATACAAATTCATCGTCTTCGGACTACTCGGTTATTTTGGGAGGTAAGAATAACATAATTACTGGCGGGACTAAAAACTCTATAATTGGAGGTAATAATAATTTAATAAAAAATAATTCTACAAATTCTGCAATAATAGGTGGTGAAAACAATATTCTTAGCGGAACTTCAAACTCAGTAATAGTAGGGGGTTCAAATATAACTGGTGTAACTGACAATACAACATTTGTTCCAGATTTAAAAAGCACAGGTAGTAGAATAAGAAATACTAGATATCTTACACTAGAACCTTATGAGCCAGATAAGTATAAAATTCCTGTAATTTCTTTAGATGATGAGATTTTGTTAATTACAGATAATTCAACAAATACAGGCGGCCTCCCTACGAGTACTGATTTTTCTCTTGATTTGAGACTTATGATTAGTGATGACCAAATAGGAAGGACTGTTGAGTTAGTAATTATTGATAATGGTGGATTCCTTGGTAACATAAGATTAGGAAGTCTTAATGATTTTTTTATAAACAATCAATTATCTGGGCTTAGCCTTGATTGTTGTGGCAGCAATTATCAACATGTCACTATAACCTATTTGGGATTAGACACTAACTTTCCTTCTCCAACCACTCCTACACCTCATTTTTCAGTAATTGGTACTGGTTTATAAAAAATTCTAAAAAAAAATGGGAACAGACTTTAGAAATAGTAGAGGATTAAACTTATCAGACCCCAAATACGATAAGGATGCAGTAAACCTTAGAACGTTAAAACGAGAGGTTCAAAACATTGTTGTAGGCACTGGTAGTACTACTGTTGGTCTTTTTGAGGAAGGTTCTGGAAATAATTCTATTGTATCAAAAGATTCAGGCAGCAATGCTGGTGGTGATTATTCAATTGTTTTAGGTGGTTTAAATAATAATGTAGCTACAAATGCTGACTACTCTGCAATAGTAGGAGGTGTTGGAAATGATGTTTTAAATGGAGTGCAAAATTCAGTAGTAGTTGGCGGAATTAATGTGAATGCATCTCAAAGCAATTCTCTATATACTCAAAATGCAAGATTAGCAGAAAATAATGGTATAATTTATTCAGCAGGAACTAATCTATATAACATATTCGCACCAGTAGGTGCTGTAGGTGGACCAGATATATTTACCAACTCTTTATCTTATGATAATTCAAATAAAATAACACTAACTAAAAGTGATGCTTCAACCTTAGATATTGTTATAGATGAATTTAGTGGATTAACCATAAGTGGTGACCTTGAGGTTTCTGGAATTCTTACATCTGGCTCTACAGACCTTTACGACATATTCTCTACAGACGGTGCTGCGCTAAACTCTTTAAATCAAGGAAGAGTTTTTGTTGGAAATTTATCTAACACACCACAAGGAGTTGATTTGACGGGTGATATTTTAATAAACTACTCTGGAAATACCACAATTCAACCAGATAGTGTCACATTTGACAAGATGCAAGACTTGGGTGGGAGGTCTGTAATAGGAACCGTAACCCAATCTGGTGGTACGGTAGAGGAAATACCTATGTTGGAATCTTACACGCTTTCAGCTTCTACAATTACTTTGTTAGACAATTCTAGCAATTGGAGTCCCTCTGGCGTGTATACAGGCTCTACCATTTCTGGGACATACCAAGGCCAGGCGTATTACAATGCAAACTATTGGTTTACAGCTGTTGATGATGACATTTGGATTAGAATGGCTAGAAGCTAAAAATTAACAATAATTTATAAATAATTACTATTTATTATTAAAAGTAAATTATGCCAGCACTTATAACACATAACGGCAAAAGTGTAATAAATAGCAATCCCTACATCACCCCAATGGACGTTGGGGCATATAGTGTTTTCAATAATATGTTTCAACTAAACAATCTTCCTTCAGAAAGAAGAAAGTCTGGGATGTTGGCATACATATTAGAGACTAATGATTTTTTTGTGTTAAAAAATTCAAATTGGGAATTTACAATAAATGACTGGCAACCCCTTTCCATACAACATAGAGATGATAAACTTTTTTATGACAGAGAAATTCCAAACGGATTAACCGATGGTATGAATACCAATTTTGAATTGTCTCAAGAGCCAAAAATAGGCTCTGAACATGTTTATTTAAACGGTTTATTGCAAGACCCTGGGGTGGGGTATGACTATATCATAATTGATAATTTAATAACTTTTAATTACCCTCCCTTTCTAGGCTCTACCGTTAGATGCTCCTATAGAATGGTGGACACTATATCTCCAGAACTAAATATATCTGACAAGGAAATACCTTCTGGTGTGGCTGATGGTATTAATAAAGAGTTTATTGTACAAAATTATCCTGAATTAAATTCTGAACATGTTTATTTAAACGGTTTATTACAAGATGAAAGTCAAATGGCTGACTATGTGATGGTTGAAAATAAAATTATATTTAACTACCCGCCTATGAAAAGTTCAAGAATAAAATGTACCTATAGATTTTTCTAATTTTTTCTAATTTTTTTCATTTTTTGAATCTATTATCTAAAAAATTATGATATTTATTATTAACAAAAAACGAGTAATATAAATAAAGAAAAAAATGAACAAGTACAAGACATCAGACCTTTATTTGTCAGCTTTTTTAAAACTTAAGGGTTTTAAGTATGAGGTTGAGAAATTAGGCAAAAAAATTGTGTTTCTTTTTGAAGAGACACCAGAGTTATTAAAATTAGTTAATGACTATTTAACCGAAAATGCTTCTTGTGACCCTCTTGGGTATGCAAACAGTATTAAAAATTTAAAAAACTTTCTATATAATAATAGATAAGAAAAACAACTTTAAAATAAGAAAGAAGGTTGTATGACCTTCTTTTTTTTTTTGCTATTATATGTTAGGAATATCAAAAATTGTACATATAGTTTCAAATGATATTGTAAAAGTTATACAAGAGCACTTTGAAAACAACAACGTCAATCTAGATGAGTTGAAAATAACCATTCCAGGAAATATCACAAGTCAATACAATGACATAAAAGTAGACGAGTGGATAATACAACATTCTGAAACCATTCATTATGACCATAGCAATTCTGGATTTATTGATAACAAATATAGAGTTTATTTATATCTAAATTTTTCATATCTAACTCTGGATGCGGTAATACATGAGATTAAACACGCTTATGTAGATTGGTGTATTTTCAAAAATAAAGGTACGCCCATAAAAGAAACTAAAGAAGCCAAACAATTGTATACTGAAGATTTTTCAAAATTAATCTCTAAAGAACTAGTTGTATTCCCTAAATTAAGTGATATAATTATGATGTATTATTATAGCACAAAGTTGGAAATACCTTCATTTTTAGAGAATCACTTTTTAGACAGTTCATATATAAACTATAAATCAATATCAAAAAAAATGATGAATATAGATATTGAAATATATAAAAATGTAGATGCAGAAAAAGAGTTTGAAACACTAAAGTCATATGACATACCTGCATTTAACAAACACTATAACTATAATAACTTTTTAAAAAGTACTAAAAAATTCTTTAAAATAAGAGGTTTCTACATAATGAAAAGGGTAAATAGATTAGATGTTTTGAAAAAAAATAAAAATATATAAAATTTACAATACTGATATTCAGTTAACTATAATTTTTTTTTAAATAAAATTTAATTTTTTTTTATAAAAATACGATTTTATATTTTTTCATTCTATTTATTATTGTAATCGGCTGTAAAGTTGATTAAATATTTATATTTATAACACATATTTAAATCTAATGGGTAATTAAAAGTTTACATTCTGTAGCTTTTTAATTTTTGTTATTATTAACCCCACATTACTTTATCACATATTAATATTTATCGGTAATTTAAAAAGTTAAATTTTTAATTTTTTATAAATCTGTACGCAAGAGTACTGTTTTAATTAATAAAAAATCAAAAAAAAATGGATTTATTTTTATTATTTTCAGGTTCTACTACAGGTGGAACTAGGATTGTTTTAAACAAACAGTCTGACCTTAAATTGACTGGTGCTCAAATTTTAGAACCAGTTGGAATTGTTCAAAAAGACGTTAAAGGAGTTGACGAGAATTTCGAGCAAGCTGCTTACGAACTTGGTCTTGAACAAGCAAGAGCTGAAGCTGCTGAAGCTGAATTAACTGCTGCTATATCTTCTGAAGAAGCTGCAAGAATTGCTGATGATGCTGCATTAACTGCTGCTTTAACTGCTGAAGAGAATGCAAGAATTGCTGCTGACGCTGCATTAACTGCTGCTGTTGAACAAGAAGCTGCAAATAGAGTTGCTGCTGATACGCAAAATGCTGAAAACCTTAGTCTTGAAGAGACTAGAGCAAAAGCTGCTGAAGCTGCATTAACTGCTGCTGTTGAACAAGAAGCTGCAAATAGAGTTGCTGCTGATGCTGCTCACGATGTAGAGATTTCTGAAATCATAACTGAAGCTGCTGCTGAAAAAGCTGCTTCTGCTGCTGCAAGAGCTGCTGAAACTGCAAGAGCACAAGCTGCTGAAGCTGCAAATGCTTTAGCTATATCTAATGAAGAGTCTGCAAGAATTGCTGCTGACGCTGGTATACAGTCTGCACTAGACGCACAAGAGTCTAAGCAAGAAAGCGAAAGAGCTGCTATGGATGTTGCTTATAAAGCTGCTGACACTGCACTTCAAGGTGACATTGATACTGAGAAAGGTAGAATTGATGCAATTTTAAATGCTGCTACTGCTGATGCTGATACATTTGCTGAAATCGTTACTTTAATCAATTCTGTTGACACTGAAAACGACCAGGCATTTGCTTCTTACGTTCTTTCAAATGATGCTGCTGTTAAAGCTGTTCAAGATGACGTAGACGCTAATCAAGAAGCTACTGAAGCTGCTGACAAAGTCTTAACTGACGGATTGGCTGCACAAGTTGCTAAACA